AATAGAAGGACACCCCCAGTATACCGGGATAGTACCAGTAACCAGGCAATCAATAAGCTTTTCGGTAAACCATACGTCTTTCTTGCAATTCTCTATAGCAAAATGATATCTATAGTCTTTCAATCCTTCAATCTTATCTTTAATAGGTCTATACCCGTTACCAAGTACATCAATGTTTGAACCACCAGCTTGTATGATTTGATGCCTCAACAAATGACCAGGTAATTGTCTCTTACCTGATGCTATAATAGAAAAGTTTTTACACTTAGGGTGTATTGCGTAGTCTTGCTCGTCAATCCAGCAACCACCAAACGGTACAAACGTACCGTTAACCTTTTCAATAAACTTTGTATCGTGGGACCATATCTCTCTAAATTTGTGAGTATTTTGCTCTACATAGTTATAAACGTGAGGGATTAACTCGCGTGGTTCTAACAACCAGCCAATACCCCCGTCACACTCTTGTACATGGTAGTCAGTGTATACGGTATTCTTAGGGTCTCCTGATTCTCTATTCCATTTAATATGTTTTGAAAACGTTTTAGGTGGCATCGGGTTATTGCTATATACGCAATGCGCAAAAGAGGAATCTCTTATATGTATTTCTTTCATAATTTTATCCAATCTGAAGGTATAACATCAGAAGAATTTAAATGTGCGTTGCCTGGGCCGAACCACACCTTAGGGGCAATTACAATCTTATTGGGATGCTCATTTAACCATGCACCCCACCACCCAAACGTACTGTTAACGATAATATTGTTCCGGCACATTGACATTGCTTTCATATCTGAAAAGCATGAAGTTAAATCTGAATAATATACATTCTTACTCTTTATATTATCTTTACACCATTGTATATCATCTGAAAAGACAAGAACGTTTTTTAAGCGCGCTGATACAGTAGCTTCAAAAAAGTATTGAGATGATTGCAAAGGGTGAAACTGCTGCTTATTAACGAAGTCCCCTCTGCGTATATGTAAAGAGGTTGTCTCTTGGGGGTCTATTTCCAGATAACCAAAAAGATCGTTACTAGAGTTAACATGTTGCTGCTTAAATTTAAATATGTCTCTTATTTGTTTACTTGCATGCTTAAAGTAACGTTCAGATTGATAGTAACCAGTTAAATCTGTATTGTCTTGTATATTATCTATACTAGAACTATAATGAAAATGAGGCTCTTCGTGAATATATTTTATTTTTTTTAGATCCTCTGGGGCTAAAACAGGTATATCTACATCAAAACCGTCAAAAATAGATACGTTGTTACAGTTATAGTGTATATCAAAATAAGTCTCATGACGTGGTAATTTTACCTCATAACCTTTCTTAATAGCTGCCCCTACAGTAGCAGCCAGCTGAAACATTGAGTTTCCTAGGTTACCATGACGACCTAATTTGGAAAACGTAATCATACCCCTTTACAAGTTAAATAAATGCCTTTAAGTCTTGAAAGTACTACGTCTAAGGGTGTATCAGGATTTTCTATAGCAGATACGCCATGTTGCTTTCTATAATAATCTGCACCTTTCTTCATATTAGTAGTCCAAGTCTCGGTATGAGTAATAGAACTGTTCTGAATAGAGCCTGGAATCTCCGTTAACAGCTCATCGCTACCTTCAACATCTGGAAACCACCAGAACGCTGGTAACAAATTAGCTTTAATACCGCGTTGACAAAGTTCTACATGCTCCCAGGCATTCTTAAAGTATTCATCATGTACCCCGGCTTTTTTAATATAGATAGGATTAAAATACGAAAATGCACCAACACTATGAGCATTTAAAGCTATTTTAATATTGTTTGGATACTCTACAATATATCTAGGGTTAGGTTTCTTGTAGTCTGGTGTTCTGTTAGCCGGGCCATGATAACCAAAATTCAAATGCGTAATACCAGACCCTTGAGCAGCATCAATATATTTCTTCCATACATCAGAAGATTTAATAATGATATCATTTTCAATTAAGAAAATATGGTCACAGCCTGCATTTATAAGATATTTAAGAGCTTTATTCTTAGCTTTACCTACCGTTTGATAAGGTGGTCTGTTTTCGATTACATGAATACCTTCTGGTATAATTCCTTCTGGTAATTTAAGACCATCATTAATCAGAACAATCTCATCAAGAGGTCCTTTATTAGCCATAAGGCTAGCAACACATTGTTTAGTGTATTCAACCCGATCACAGGCAATTATAGCAGCTCCAATTTTCATGCGTTTGTAGATTTGTGGTATAACTCAGTTACGTAAGTCTTTACTTTATCCTTATACTTAACATCAAGTAAATCAATAAATTCAGATATAGAATTCTCTACACTAACATTAAAATCTTTAGAATTAGCTTCTTCAGCATTTATTTTAGATAACTCTGTGTAGTCATACTCTATTGTAAATTCAGCTGGCTTAATAGAGACAAGCTTCCTAATAATTGAGTCAACTACGTTAGGTTCTAGCTGTTTGTCAATAAAAAACTTAACTATATTGCCTTTAATAAACCCTCGAAGAGATTCAGCAGTATAAGTGCCGTTAGCAATATCAGAATATCTAATTTTATTATAACGCGGGGATATAATATTCTCGATAAACTCGTATTTAAGAGTATCTAGATCTAATATGTATAAGCCTTTAGTGGTACCATAGTCACCCCAATCTTGCTGGTACGGACACCCTACATAAAGAATAGTACCATCGTCGTACTTTCTTTCTTCTCGGTGATGAAAGTGTCCGGTAATAGTGAGAGGTGCGCGACTTGTTAAGTCAGAGGCCTTGAGTCCGTTAGTACAGATCTTAAAGCTGTTCATCTTAAAGCTATTAATTTCAAAATGACCAAAAATAATATCACATTTTGGAACTGCTTCTACATCTTGACCCCACGGGCAGAAAGCTATTTTTTTGCCTTGCGTGTCAACCACCATAAGAGTGTCAACAACACTAATATTAGACCAGCCTCTGAGAATAGAAATTGAATTAATATCAGACTTATCTTTATAAAAAGCGTCATGATTGCCCACAGTAATGATAATATTAAACTCGCGCAGACAATCAAAAATATCGGTAGTATTATGAAGAGTATTAACAGCAATATCGTTTCGATCATGGAATATGTCTCCGGGTATAATTATATCTTTAATGCCTCTTTGGCGAAATTGTTCAGCAGCCCACTTAGCATGTTCAAGTGCAATTTTATGCCAAGTTTCACTATTACGATGTACTCCGTAATGTGGATCTGAAAAGATCCCTACTTCTGAATTAATAATTTTCATTGCTTTTGTATGTAACAGCCGGATTCACAGGGTCTTCAACTCCAACCCCTGGCCCAATAACACTATATACTTCTTCTTGATAAGCTGCAAGCGTATCTCTCATACGCTTTTCTTTTTTAATACGACTACGCCAACAATTAAAAGAGATCGAGTTAAAGTATGAAAAAGGATTATTGCCTCTATCAAAGCGGTACTTCTTTTGTTTAAGTGCGTTAAACATGTTAATCAAAGAATCACCAATGGCGTCTTCTTTAAAGGTATAATTAATAAAATTAGATGCATGTGCTAAGCCGTATGCAATATTTTTAATCATAAGGGCAAGTTCATTAGTAATGACATCAGTCTCATAGTACTTCTTAAGCTCGGCAGTAAAGTCTGCTGGACTTACATAGTATACCTTTTTAGCCTTAGCAGAGGCGCTTAGAACTTTAGGGGCTTTAGGCTCCTTAGGTTTCGGTGATGGTCTTGTCGCTGACTTGGATTTTTTCAAGGTCATAGAATTCTTTGCGTTTGTCGAAGTGTTTTCCGCCATAAATTAATTCATCTACCAGGTCGATTATAGTGAGTACATCCTTGTTCTCATGAACACGTAGACCACGACCGATAGACTGTAAAGTTTTAATCTTAGACTTACCACCTGCTGCAAACATAATATAATGTATGTTTTTTATAGAAATGCCAGTAGAGAATATCTTGCTTATTGCAATACATACAACATCGTTATTGGTCTCCATTAGTTGCTGTATCTTTCTACGTTCTTCTACCTCAACACTTCCTTGTATAAAATATACTTGCTTATCACTTAATGCAGATAACTCTTTAAACATATTATCTCCATGAATAATATGGTCCACAAGAATAAGACAGTTGTTCTTAAGCTTATTAACTATGTTCTTTATAACCATATACCGAAACTTGTTATTATGTATAAAGTCTAATTCTGTTAAATAGCGTTGAGATGCTGCAACTGCAGTATAGTCAGGTTTAATACCGTACTCTAAGTGTACTGCAAGGGCCTGGGCATTAGCTATGTACTCTCCCCCAGCAGCTTCTCTTAAATTGGTAGTAGTTCTTTTAAAAATAACCGGGCCGATAAAGTTATTAATGTTCCAGGTATCAATATCGCTTTCCGGTAAAGTGCCTGTAAAGCCAAAACGTCTTAAAGTAGGTATTTTATCAATAAGTTTATTAACTTTGTTACCTCTACGAAGCTTATGACATTCGTCTACAATTAGCATACCGACTTCTTTAAACCAACTCAGATCTGATTTCTCGCTTTGCAAAATACCCATATTGGCTATAATAACCTGGGCATTAGTATCAATCTCATTATTACCTGACCACTTAGTTACGGTATCCATCGGATAGTTGTAACTAATAAAATCTTTATAGGTCTGCTCAACAAGACCAATGTCAGGTACTACAATTAATACTCGCTCCTTATTACTCATTACTTGAGTAGCAGTGTAAACGAGATTTGCAATAATAAATGTCTTACCGCCACCGGTAGCAAGCTCGATTATACCGTGACCAAATGTTAAAGCTTTATTGACAGCTTCTTCTTGATAGTCTCTCAAGGCATACTCACTCTTAAGTACCTCTTTATTTAATACCTGAAAGCGTAATTGCTCAAGTGCTGAAATCAGCTCATTGTTCATCGTTATTTCAAACGGTATAGTTTGACTATTAAGAAACTTAACAATTTCTGGTACCAAGCCAATACCGCAATACCCTTGCGGGGTTATAGCATAAATGCGTTGGGGCATAAAACGCGAGTAACGATTAAACCGAGCCCCGGGATTCTTTACAGAGAACCGCTCTTTAATATTGTTGAGGTAGTCTGAGACTATCTTTACCTCTTTTCTCTTAGAATCATATTCAAAGCTTACCTTCATTACGTGGTTTCAAGTTTCTGTAAGTCAATTACGTTTTTGCAATCGAAGGTTAACGAGCCCGTAAGTTTTTCTACTTTCTCCAGGTATTCGATAATAATTTTAAGCTTTTCAATACTTTCATCAAGCTTAGCTACAGTGGGATCATTTAATGCGGACTGTTCTAGAGCTTGCTTACTCAATGCAACCGGTACATCTGCAGTACACTTTTTAATTGCTGCTTTCTTAGCGTTAATCAGTCTACGTATCTGATCTTTATGCGTCATTAAACGAGCGACCCACTTGTGCTTAATTACAGGCACGAGCATGGCTTTATCCTTTAAAGATAGCTCATCCACTTTAATATCTCCCAGTATTTCAGTCTGGTAATTAATAAATAATGTATCGTAATCTGGTAGTTCCATAATTAACACCGTAAGTATAGTATACTTTAGATAATATTCAACATGAAAAATTTTGATAAAAGAATACTCGCTTTACTTGAAGATATGGGTAACACTTCTGCAGGTGCTTTTGGTGCAGGTCAAGCTCATGCTTTTCAGATAGGGCAAAGTGGGGACTTTTACGCTCCAGGAGATGCCCGGAACTTATTTGGCTCTAAACAAAAAAACAAGTTTACCCCTCCTGGATCTAAGTTTAAACCACCAGGTTTTAAAAAGGGTAAGGTTATCCGTAGAACACCTCCAGGCATGTAATAAGTAGGGTTAATGGATCTCGGCCACTGGACTACTAAGCTTACTATTGAAGAAGGTAATTTACCTTACGGTTTTATTTACGTTATTACTAATACTGTAAATAAAAAGCGGTATATTGGTAAGAAACAGATGAAGTCTGTTAAAAAGCTTAAACCATTAAAGGGTAAAAAGAATAAACGCCATTTTGATATTGAGACTGATTGGAAGACCTATATGTCTTCGTCTAAT